CCGCTGCATCTCCTGGTGCTGAACCTAATCCGCGCGTGTCTCCATCTTCGCGTCCCTGGTCGATTAGCGATTCTGCTAAAATCAACTGATCAGACTCTCCATACATTTCAATCATAGTCTTGATAATGTCCCCTTCCGATTTGTCTGCCATAATCCTCATCGCGCTTTTAACACGATAAACGAAATCTACTAACAAGAGTTTTCTACGTTCTTCTTTGCTTTCTATATCGTCTAAGGATTCGACAAACTCCGTGATCTCTTCCTGAAGACTCATTTTTGTTAAATCTTCATTCCGCTTCTTAAGCTTCTTCAATTGCTCCCTTATTTTCGTTTCGTCTGGTAACCCTTTAATAACTTCATCCAACTCTCGTTGGGTTGTGGGTAAATTAGCGAAAAGATCTTCATCTTCTCCAGCTTTCCATAACTTAACAATCCATGACCATGCCCACGCTGCGTGGGGTACTTTCAACAATAACTGCTGAATGGGATCAAAGAATCTTAACACTCTCTTGATCCCCATGATTGGTCCCAAGGCTACTATGCATATTGATAGAATTCCATTCAAAATAACGCTTGATTTGCAAGCTGTCGAACGTGCCCCTTGTGGCTTGAAAAACTCTCTCGAGTTTTTCATCGCCTGGGTCGTAAACCAGCCTCCAAACAAAATTTGCATTACTGAAATCACGGGTGTGATGCCACTAATCATCAATGCTACTTTCGCATGCCATTGATAATCTTCCTTGAATTTAAAATACTCTTCAAGGAGCGGGGGTACTACCCCTCCGACTGCATCACGGATTTTTGTATACTCACCTACTAATCCATTTTTCACACTCTGATACTCTTCTCCAAAAGCATCTTTCGTATCACAGATTTCATCCCACACGATGTTTCCAGCTTTTGGCAACTCTCGTGCAAGAATTACTAAAACTTTAAAAACATCTGCGATTCTAATTAGTAGGAATGCAAAGGATAGCCATGTTATCAAGGCTCCTAATGCATTGGTATAATTACCGAAAGCAACACTTTGGTCGATTACTTCCGATGCTTGTGCTCCATTTATTTGCATGTACAACAACATAAAGAGCGTTGCCAATTTTGCATTGGCAAATTCCCGAACTGTGAAATCGGGGGCAACCATGAGACGACGAGCTTCGTCCCACATTGCTTCTTCATACTCAGAAGATTCTTCTTCGCTACTTCCTA